ACCTTTTAATATGGTATAGTGAAAATAATGTATGTGACCCAATTGAAAAGACTGGGTTTGATAGTAATATATGGTTATGGAAAAAACCGGATTACAATCGTTCATATGTAGTAACTGCGGATGTAAGTAGAGGAGATGGTAATGATTATTCAGCGTTCCACATCATAGATATAGAATCGATGGAGCAAGTTGCTGAGTATAAAGGTAAAATAGAACCAACTGATTTTGGCAATATGTTAATTAGTATAGCAACAGATTATAACGATGCATTGCTAATTGTAGATAACGCAAACATTGGTTGGGCAACAATTCAACAAATATTAGATAGAGATTATAAGAATTTATTTTGGAGTAATAAAGATGTTCAATACGTTGATGTTAATACACAATGGACTAACAAATATTATAGAGAACAAAAACAAATGATTCCTGGTTTTACAATTTCATCTAAGACAAGACCTATGATTGTATCTAAGATTGACCAATATATGAAAGATAAATCAGTTATTATACACTCTAAGAGAACCATAGATGAGTTATTTACTTTTATATGGAACAATGGTAGAGCAGAAGCAGCAAGAGGTTATAACGATGACCTTACGATGGCATTAGGTATTGGGTTATGGGTTAGAGATACCGCATTAAGATTAAGAAACGAAAGAGGTTCATTAGCACAAAGTGCATTAAATGGATTTGTTAAAACAGAATATAGTCCTGTTTATACACAAAAAGATTTAAGAGAAGACCCTTATAGAATGAACGTAGGTAAGGATGATTTTGAAGATTTAAGGTGGCTTATTAAATAATATAATATTTATATATTGTATAACGAGGAAAATATAATGAAGAAAAGTTTTTTATATGAATTTTTTGGTTTACCTTTAAGTAAATCTATACATACGTTAGAAAATGGAAATAAAATTGAATTGGGTAGAATTTATTCTGACCCATACGCAATGGCATTTGGTAAAATAAAAGAAGATATAGATGATGATATTGATGAATATGATGTAGATGAGGATGATATAGAAGAAATGGAAGATTTTATAGCTTTTCTTAAAACTAAAGTTAAAGAAAAAGAAATGTATAATGAATCTACATTAGAGGAAGCAGAATATCAAGGTAGAACGGTTCAGTTAGGTAAACCAACGGCAGGGGATGTTAAGAAGTTTAAAGTGTATGTAAAAAATCCAGCAGGTAACGTGGTTAAAGTAAACTTTGGACATGGTGGAACATCTGCAGCGGCTAAGGGTGAGAAAACAATGAGAATTAGAAAATCTAACCCAAAAGCGAGAAAATCGTTTAGAGCTAGACATAATTGTGATAGTCCGGGTCCTAGAACAAAAGCAAGATATTGGTCTTGTAGAAAATGGTAATATAAAATAATATGGCAGATACTTCATTTTACGGCAGGTTAAAGAAATTATTTTCAACAGCGGTTATCGTAAGAAATCAAGGCGGAAAGTTAAAGGTAATTGATTACGATGAAACACAGGCAATAGCTACCAATCTTAGAGATAGGTATATGAGATTGCATTCATCCGCAATGAACAATACTTTTGAAAACTATTTGGCTTATCAACAAATAAGACAAGAATTATTCAGAGATTATGATTCAATGGACCAGGATCCAATCATAACATCTGCATTAGATATTTACGCAGATGAATCAACTAGTAGAAATGAATATGGTAGAATTGTAGAAATCAAAACTAACAATGACCATATTAAAGATATCCTAACTAACTTATTTTATGATGTTGTAAATGTAGAATTCAATTTATGGCCTTGGGTTAGAAATATGGTTAAGTATGGTGATTTCTTTTTACATTTAGAGATTGCAGAAAATTTAGGTATAGTAGGTGTTCAACCATTATCCGCATATGAAATTACGAGAGTAGAAGGATTTGACCCGAACAATTGGCAGGCTGTAAAGTTTGTACATACTCCGTTAGCAACTAAATCATTATTCGTAGCAGGACAAAAAACTGAATACGAAAACTATGAGATTGCACATTTTAGATTATTATCAGATACAAATTTCTTACCTTACGGAAAATCAATATTAGAAGGTGCTAGAAGATTATGGAAACAATTATCATTGATGGAAGATGCAATGATTATCCATAGAATTGTAAGAGCTCCACAAAAAAGAATATTTAAAATTGATGTAGGTGGTATTGCTCCAAATGAAGTAGACCAATACATTCAAAGAATTATAAATAAATCAAAGAAAACTCCATATGTGAACGCAGATACTGGTGAGTATAACTTAAAGTATAACGTTCAAAACTTAATGGAAGATTTCTATTTACCGGTTAGAGGTAATGATAGTGGTACTGAAATTACAAACTTAGATGGTTTAGAGTACGCACCGATGGAAGATATCGATTACTTAAAGAATAAGATGTTTGCAGCATTAAAGATACCTAAACAACATTTGGGTTATTTAGAAGATGGAAACTCTAAAGCTACATTAGCAGCAATGGATATGAGATTTGCAAAAACAATTGAAAGATTACAAAGAATTGTAGTTGATGGATTAGAAAAGATTGCAATTGCTCACTTATACTCACAAGGTATTGATGATAGTGAATTAACAAACTTCGAATTAGAATTAACATTACCATCATTAATATACGAACAAGAAAAAGTTAATCTTTGGACTATGAAAATGGAATTGATTCAAAAAATGGACCAATTAAAAGTAATTTCTAAAGAATGGATGTATAAGAATATACTTAATTTTAGTTATGAAGAAGCCGAATTGCAAATTGAAGGATTAAAGAAAGATGCAATGCTTACTTTTAAACTTAACAATTTAGAACAAACCGGTAACGAAAAACCACAAGACCAACAAGGTATGATGGGACAGCAACCACCGATGGGAAGTGATGAAAATGGTGAACCAATGAATACAGATCCAGAAGATATGAATGGTGAAGAACCTGCACCGGATGAATATGATAATAGAGGGGGTGCAACAGAAGAACCAACACCAAACGGACAACCATTAAATGTTGAAGACCAAATTTCAAAATTAAAAGCAGAATTAGAAGGTGGGGAAGATGATGAAGAACAACCACAACAAGAAGCCAAAGCAGTTGGTAGACCTAAAGAATACTCAACACGTGGTAAAGATAAATCACCATTTGGCAGAGATGTAATTGGAAGTAAAGACTTAAAAAATCAATATAAAAACGAAAGTTTTATAGATATGTTAAAGAAAAACATAACTAAAGGTGGAAAAAAAGTAATAAGTGAAGGAAAATCTATGTTAGATGAACAAAATATCATAGAAAACTAATTCTTATTTTAACACCTTATATTTATAAATGGAATAATGTATATAAATGAAACAAATTAAACATTCAAAATTCAGAAATACCGGCTTTTTATTTGAATTGCTAGTAAGACAAGTAACCTCTGATATCCTTAACAATAGAAAGGGTATAGCAGAAGGATTATTAAAAAAATACTTTAATTCAAAGACTGAATTATCTAATGAGTTGAAACTATATCAATTTATTGTATCGGAAAGATATAATAGTGAAAATAGAGCAGAAAGATTTGTAGATGCGGTTGTTGAAAGTAGAGCTAAATTAGATGAAAAGAAAATCTTAAAAGAAAAATATAATTTAATTAAAGAAATTAAAGATAATTACGCAATTGAAGATTTCTTACGTTCTCAAATACCTAACTACAAAGTGTTAGCATCAGTATATAAAATATTTGAATACAAAGTAAATGTTGACCAAAATTACGACCCTAAAGATTTCGTAAATACAAAATATACATTAGTTGAACATTTGATTGGCAAAACACCATCAAATAAAACATTAGCAGAAACTACAATACATACCGATTTAAAGAAAGAAGATAAAGAAATTCAATTACTTTCTTATAAAATGTTAGTAGATAGTTTTAATAAAAAATATAATAATCTTAATGATAAACAAAAAGGTTTATTAAAAGAATATATAAACTCTTATACTAACTCGGATAATTTAAAAAATCATGTAATTGGGGAAGTTAAATCATTAATAAAAGAATTCAAAAGAATTTCTTCTAAAATTAACGATAAGGTTACAAAAATCAAATTGGCAGAAACAATGAATCAGTTATCAAAAATTGGTAATTCACAAAAAATAAAAGACAATCATATCACATCTTTGATTATGTGTTATGAATTGGAAAAGGAATTGAGCGATGTTCAAAAAGGAATTATCTAACGAAGATATCAGTAAATTAAAAGAAACGATTCGTACTAAACTTAGAGAGAAAAAAATCGAAGAGGATAATACTACGGCATCTGCTGATGGATATAATACACCATTTGCATTTGGTAAAGATACAAAGGGTGATATCAAACGTAAAGTTAAGTCATCGGGTACCGGATTTGAATTTGCTAAAAGTATAGATGAAAATCGTTGGTTAGATTTAAAAAGAGATGAAACTAGAACTCCATCTCAAAAAGTATCACATGGTATTAGAGAAGTTAAGAATCAATTAGCAGAAATTGAAAGATTTGTTAATTGGTATAATAGATTAAGAAGCGAAAACAACTTAGGTAAAAATGACTTCTTTAAAAGAACCAACACAAACATTTATAGAATTAAAGAAAGAATCATTAAGATTGCAAGTTCTATACAAGAAATAGATAAAGCAGAAAGTGATACTAACATTGAAGAAGTTGAAGGTACAAAACCTATGGCTTTGGATAAATATGTAGTTACTGCAACCCCAAAGGGAGCAAGTAAAGATGCAGATAGAAGAACAATAACAAAACCGGCTCCGAAGAACTCAGCACAATCACAATTAAAGAGTTTAACGAAGATGAATAAATATCAATCAGTAAGATTAAAAAAAGCATAATATTATGAAATTATCAGGATTAGTACCGATGCAAGCATTGGGAATGACAACAAGAAGACCAGCAACCTCTATCAAAGAAAGTGAAATGGATGTAGTTCCAACCAAAAAAGATAGTAACGTAGCAAACGGATTACCTCAAACTCAAGGTGATGAAAAGAAATTAACTTTAAGTAGAGAACATTTCAAAAACATCGTTAGAGAAGTAATGAAAGAAGAAGAAGAATATCAAAAAGTACATAACAAAATGTTAGATAAATTTGGTATTACATCTAAAAAAGATATTAAAGATGAAAATACTTTAAGAAAATTTGAAGATGCAGTTAAAGGTGTTCATGGCAAGTTAAAAGAAAGAATGAAAATCAAAGAAGCTGAATTATCTGCAGGACAAAAAAAATTAGATGTAGATGGTGATGGTGAAATTGAAGGTTCTGATTTAGCTAAATTAAGAAGTAAAAACGAATCTAAAAAGAAAAAATAATTAGAGGATATTTGTATGTTATTGAAAAGAGGTGATAATAACGAAAGCGTAAAACAACTACAAACTAAATTAGGTTTAGAGGCAATAGGAAACTATGGTCCTAAAACAGAAGATGCAGTAAAAGCATTTCAAACTAAAAATGGTTTAACTCCGGATGGTATTGTAGGAAACGGAACTTGGAATAAGATTATGGGTATTACGGAAGCAGTAGCTCCGGTAGCACCTGCGGTAGTATCAACACCAACCCCTGTAACAAATACAACTGGATTAAAGTTAGATACATTGAAAGGACACATTCCTGATAGTGTTATAGCAATGATTCCAGAAGTAGCATCTAAGTTTGAAATCAATACTCCATTAAGATTAGCACACTTCTTAGCACAATGTGGACACGAAAGTGGTGGATTTAAATTAACAAAAGAAAACCTAAACTATTCTGCAAAAGGATTGAACGGGATATTTAAAAAGTATTTCCCAACATTAGAATCAGCAGTTCCATACGAAAGAAAACCAGAGAAAATCGCCAACAAAGTATATGGTGGTAGAATGGGTAACGGAGCAGAAGCAAGTGGTGAAGGTTGGAAGTTTCATGGTAGAGGATTTATTCAATTAACAGGAAAGGATAACTATACAGCATTCACTAAATCAATTGGT